GCCACCGCCACCGCCACCACCGGCTTGTACACGAATTCTTACAGTTTTTGCATTAGCAGGTTTTGTCCACGTTCCGACAGCACTAAAGAATTGATAGTTTGCAGCGGCTGGTGCAGTTGGAACAACTTGTACCCAAGCAGAACCACTATCACGTTCTAGGATTCCTGTATCTAGACGATCGCGGTAACGTCCAGCTTGACCAGCGGCAGGTAGATCACCAGACGCGAGAACTTGAATAATACCAGTACCAGCGAACCTCCTTGTATCAGTTATGTTAGCATTAACAATGCTAGAAACACCAGCACCGACAAATACTTGTGCTAATGTAATTGAATTGTTAGGAGCCGCCGGTGCAACAGGAGAAGACGCAGGAGTACCATCAACTACTACTAGCGAGCTTGTATTGTTAGATCCAGAATACTGAGAGTCCTCAACCTTAAAGACGATGATGTCAATTCTATTTAGAGAACCATGTGCTGCTGTTATGGTGATAGTAAAATCAGCATCGTTAAGAACACCGTAAGCGCCCTGTTTCGATGACTCAGTTCCGCCAATTTTGGCGTGTCCAGAGCCTACTATGACACCCATGGACGGTGAACCAGTTTGTGTTACCTTTAGTTTGCTGCCCTTTCCTGGATCCACCGAACTCTTTGGAATTAACGTTGATGTTAGTTGATCGCTGGGAAGATATACAAAATTGCGCATCTGCTCAGCAGTGTGAGTAGATCCGGCATTCTGGAGCCAACCCGGCGGGTTAATGACTGCCATTTACATCACCGTCGTAATTATCTGAATTTGAATAACATGCTTACCATCTGGTAATCTGTATCCACTTAAATCAATTTCGTACGGTAATTGATTTTCGAATAGTGATGCCAGAATTTTAGCAGCCTCTTTGGCTTTATCAATATCTTCATGGTATTGTGGGAAGTTTTTTCGTTGTTCATGCGTCACATCTTCAAGACGCGTTTCTAAGTTCTGACCAGATGCTACTCGGCCAACAGTGTGCCACATAGCCTACCTCCAAGCATTTCTAAAAGTAACAGTCATGGTGCCAGTTCCGGATTGACCACCAAACCTAATGAAAGAATCTCCTTGTGAAATTAAAAACCAATTGGACTGTGTCATTGTGTTTCTACGATTTACGTTACCATTAAGAGTAACAGTTCTATTTCCTAGATCTACAACTAAGGAATCTAATGCTCCAAGAGTAATAGCAAACGCCAATGTTCTTGACAATGTATCGTTGATTATTGTTGGATTAACAACAGGACCTACAATTGTCAGAATTGCAGGAGTAGGTCTGTTACCAACATTTGTTACAGTAAGTCCATTTGGTAGAACCGTTACACCAAAGCCAAAGTTGAAGCCAAAATTGAATCCTAAACCAGTTCCAATTTCTCCACCGAACGGAATCACATATTCTTGTAGGAAATTATCATACAAACGAGGATCTTCGGCAAACATTTTGAATTGTACTCTCGTCATTCCTATACGACGTAGTGTGCTCCAATCATATGATACGCCTCTTGACTTTACAAAGATTAATCGTTCATCGACAGCAGGAGCTTTTAGATAAAGTGGAATTGATGTCGTTACTGGTGCATAATTAAATTTCAACTCATCCATATACATTTCTTCTAACCCTGTTACGCAATATGCAGTACCTTCAAGAAAAATTTCTCGCCCCGTTTCAAATTCTGCATCTATAAAACCGCCATCTACACCTTCATGATCCCTCATAGTTTCACGAAATGTAGGAGAATCCAGTCCAGCAACTCTATCTATGTCAACGAATGGAAGTGATGCAGCATCATCATTGAGAACAATACCATTGTCTCCAAGCTGAAATGTGTAGTCTGTAATAAGTGGCATTATCTACCTGCCAAAAGGAAACCAAGTTCTTCGGAATGACGCCGTGGGTTTATCTCATTTGTGTATATGGTGAAGTTTTGGGTGTTTGTAGTTCCACCACCAGCACCGTAAGTATTAAGAGGAAGATTTCCTGCTTGAGTCGCAAGCACATTAGACATCATAGACAATGCGTTCATTCTGCTAGCCATACCTTGTGCTACTAACTCAACTATCTTCTGTCCACGATAGAATGGATTTCCTCTTCCGGCCATAGGTCCAGCCTTAGCAGGCGAGAACGGAAGTCTATTTAGTATCGATTGAGCTATCTCACCAATTTTATTTTTAACAGCTTGCACCTTACTACTAATACCATTAATCAAACCATTGATAATATTTGCACCTGCTTGGTATAACCAACTTAATGCACCGGCAAAGAAATTTCGAATACTTCCAATTATCCTAGTAACTTCACCAAAGGCCCTATTTAGTGCACTAGTTATAGCACCAACTACTGAATTCCAAGTATTGCGAACAGTTGCTAATATATTGTTCCACGCACTAACAAGAAAGTTTCTAATCGAGTTCCATATGTTAATAACAAAGTTTTTAATTGTGTTCCATGTATTAATGAAAAAGTTTTTAACTGTAGTCCAAACACTCATAAACCAGGCCCCAACAAATGCCATGTGCTTACCAAAATCACTAAACCACTTAATGAGCATCTTAACCCATTCAATGATTTTAATTATTGCAATAATTAATGCAATAATCGCAGCGATAACGGCAAAGAACGCTACCACCACTGGACCAACGAATATGACAACTAATATTCCACCAACGACAGCAGCAATCTTGAGGAACCATTTAACGGCTTCGGCAATCCATCCAATAAGCGTTTTAATTGTTCCCTCATGTGCATAGTAAAATTCAGTTAAATCGTGAATAGCAGGTAGCACGAAGTTTCTAATAACATCACCAATAAATTTGAATGCATTGACAAGCATATCTTTTATCCAGTTTGAAACTTCTTTAACTGTATCAATAAACTCTCTGCTGAATATATCAGTAAGTCTACGAACGATCGGCATAACCTTTTGATCTATTACTGTCGCCAACGCTGTAAATGCTGGTTGCATGTATTGTTTCCAGGCATTCCATATGCCTTTGGCAGCCGGAAGAAGAGCATCCTCATACATCCGCTTTGCCCAATACCACAAATCTTCAAGCAGATATCTAAAGTTTGCACTCTTTTTCCAAGCCATAATGACAGCAGCCACAAATATAGCGAAGATAGCAGCTAGTGCAGCCATTCCACCAAGAAATATGAAAATGCCAGCTCCGGCAGTAGCGATCACTGCTCCAAAAGCTGCAATACCACCAACAATAAGAGTGAATAAACCTGCAATTCCAATTAAAACAGCTGCAAGTATGACAATATTAGTTACAAGTTTCTTTGTTGAAGGAGATAAATTATTAAACCACGTTACAATTGCTTGCAATGCTCCAACGATTCTTAAGAACATTGGGATAAGAGCATCACCAGCAGTAACCTTCAAAATAGACCAATGGTTCGCCAATTGCTGACTCTTACCAGCGACGGTATTAGCCATGATTTCATATGCAGATTGGAATGATCCAGAGGTAGTTGTCATTTCTTTGTAAATGGCCTCAAAGGTTTCGATGTTGCCGGGCAGCAAAAGCATGTTCTGTAGGAACCGTCGTGCTTCAATGGTTCCACCGGCACCCTTAAACACTTCCAAAATTTTGGCGATACGATCGGCCTTTGGAATCTTTTGTAGCGCAGTACGGAATTCCTTTAGAACATCGATCATCGGACGGAAATTACCCTTTGAATCTATCGCTTGAATTCCCAACTTTTTCAAAGCAGTTACAGCTTTAGGATTCGACATCGCGTCCATGGCACGAGATACGGCAGTCGTAGATCTAGCTGCTGTAATACCCATACGAGTGCTAGCCGCTAAAGCGGCAGATAGCATTTCAATACTCTGACCATAACGAGCAGCCGACGGTGTTGCTAGACCAATTCTTTTCACCCATTCGTCATATGTACCAATACCTTCCTGAACCAGTTGGAACTGAACATCTAGAAGGTGGTTCACATCTGAGAGTGGTAGATGGAAAGCGTTCAAGAAACCAATGGTGGCACGAGAAACAGACTGAACATCCGTACCACCAGCAACAGCGGCTTTCGAGAATGCAGTCAGAAGTTTTTCAGCGTCGCCAATACCAATTTCTAATGATGAAAACAGATCGAACAGGGCTGGCTGAATTTGTTGAAATGCCACTGGCACCGCAGCAGCTACACGTAGACCAACATCCCCAAGTTCTTTTGTAGAATATCTAAGCCCATCAACCTGTGTTCTAGTAAGAGCTGTTTGCTTTTGGTAATCTACAGCAGCGTCGACAAAGCCTTTCATAGTTAGAACTCCGACAACGCCAATAGCTGTCATACCTAAACCAACAGCACCCAACGCGCCAGATGCACCCATCATAGAACTGGCAAAACGCTGCATGGATACTCGATGTTGTTCTAGTGCAGCACGAGCAGTCTTTGATGCAGCTATTTGTCTATCAATTGCTCCGATGTGCTGAATAGTTCTAGCCATCGTGTCGTTTGTTGCACCAGAAAGTCTTTGTTGTGCCAAAGCATTCATTGCAGCAGATCTAGCTGCTCTAAGATTTGCTTGTGCTACCGTATCGCCAACCATGCGAACATCACGCGCAAAGCCACGCATGGCCCGTGTGCCTTCATCACGGGCCTTAATTACGAGCCATAAGTCACGGACTGCGCTGAACGGCACGGCTTTGTTTCCTGCTCTCTAATTCGTCCTTTTGAGACTGCCATACCATATAGTTGTTTAGAAGATGTACGAACACAATGTCCTGATCTAACAATCCTCCATCTTCTGGAAACTTATGAAATTCCCGACATACGGTTATTATATTATGTACGAGCAGTGCATCGTTTGTATGTTTAGCATTGGGCACGAGGATTACGGTCCTCAGCCCATCTAGGAGTTTTTTACTTCGTCGTCTCCTTCAAACCTATTAAAATCATCAATGTACTTGCCGATTTCTTGACCTATAGCTCCGTCGAGACGCTTAACATCATGAGCACTTTTGAAATTTAGAGTTCTTTCATTTTCATCGGTGAGGTTATGCTCAACAACGAGATTAGCAAAATCCCACAGGGTGACAGCTTCTTGTTGTACGTCTAGTTCTCCCTTGAAGTCTTTACTATTCTGGCTACCATCGATAAAGAACTTAGTCGCCATGCCCTGACGCCGTAGGCTTTCACCATAGTTCATTCTGCGCACGACGACAAACGCTCCTTCGAGCGTCTTCAATTCGAATTTTTCTTGTGTATTCAACACAACAGCAATAGGCATTAATTTCTCTTTTCTATAACGATCACGGGAAGAACTCTTCCTGTGTTTTAACAATAAGCTGCCAAGACTTTCCAGTGCCATCAATAACGTTCTGATAAGAAATAGACGCCCGAACAAGATCACCCTGTCCAGAGTTTGCAATCTCATAAGTATCCTTGATCGCCACAGGCGCAAGCATCGATATAGAGTTATTGGCACCCTTAGTCGCAGTCAATGTAATACTCTGAGCAGTAATTGCTTTGAACGCATCGAAGTCGGCGCGCGAGTCAAAGTCACGTTCAAGTGACATTGTTGATGTACGCTCACCATACTTAATAAACTGCGCTCCGCGCCCTGTGGACTTTAATCTAAACTGAGCCTCTGCATTATCTTCTACTGAAAATTCAAAAGTGTCTGTATCCGTGACCGGCGTTGCTGTTGGAATTTCAACACTATACTGACCTGCACCGAATGGTGTAGTTGTTGGCCATGTAGCTGTTGGCAAGGACGCAACAGCTTCATCACGTCCGAGAAGACTTGTATTCATCTTGAGCAAACCTTCCTCAATACTGAACACAAAGCTAGATGTAACCATTCCGGTGAAACCAAACACGATTCCATTTCTAACCATAGTTAGAGAAAGAGTCTTATTTGGAATACCAGCAGCCGTCGGAGTAATTGTGTAGGTAAAGTTAGGTGCTGTACCAGTCTTCAAGAATGTTGTTCTAGAAGAATAGATGAAATACACAATTACATCTTCAAGAGCCTCTATATCAATATCGCCTTCAACATGGAAGTTTCCAGGTACCGCGCCAATGACATCGGCGCTCTGCCGAATAGGACGCCTAAAGATGGTTTCCTGCACACTGGCAAGAGACTCACTCATGAATGGAAAGAATTTGGTAGGCGCAGCATATACACCAGGAGTGGCGGCAGTGTTAGATGTTGGGAACGCACCGGCAGGTGAACCTGGTGTTGTGTCAATGTCAGTCGTGACAGCGCCAACAGTTTTGTACAATAGCTCGGTGCCAGATGCGCCACCTGCGGCGGTCTTGTATAGTTTATATCCAGTTGCACCTGTGACAGCGCCCCAGGTTACAGTTACCGTTGACGTTGAACCAGTTGTAACAATAGTTTGCTCATTGCTGGCGTTAGTTTCACCAACAGCATTAATGGCGGTAAGAACATATTTATACGTACCAGCGGTAATAGTACCACCGGATGCCGCAGTCGCTAAGGCAGCTTGCACTGGCGGCGTTAGCTGTTCAATCGCTAAACCGGCAATTCCGGCAGCACCAATACCAGGCATTATTATTCCTCCGTCGGACTATCATCTAGGACGAGGGTGACTTTGACAAAAGCTGGAAAATTCGCAGAACCGAGTGTCCGATTTTGTAACACCTGAAACAGTTTTGAAGTTTCGTCCGTAACCCTTACTGTTTCACCGGCCGTCAACAATCCAATAGCGTCAACAAAGACATCTCTGTCCGAAGTTACTTCATAGTACATACGATGTCTCCTAAACCGAAAGATTCAACTTGGTGCGCCCTATAAACATCATTCTTACAGTTCTAAAAATACTATTTGGAAACATGGTATCGGCAGGTTCCGAAGTATTTATGAATCCATGAATGATTAATCCACCAACAGTTACATCCTGATGAATGAAATCTTCAACACCTTCGGCTATCTGTTCAATTTTCAATCTTTCAACCGCTTCTGTTCCTGCATCTGTTTGAAGTGTATTAACTACAATTTGTCTATGTACATCTATTATAACCGTCATGTCTCTAAAAACTCGTCCACCTGGACCAGCCACCCCGGCTAACGTTGTAGTTTTAGGACCAGCCATGACCACACAAGCCGTAGCAACGGGAATTTGTCTTTGATCGCCAAAATATACTTCATCTAATTCTAAATCATCCTTAATGGCTATAATATTATCAAAGATTGCTTTAGCCAAAACCGTAACATATTTAGTATGTGCCATTAGTGACCTCTATAGTCTGGCATCATACCCCAATACTTATTTGCTTTAACATATAGATACTCGCTAAATATTTCCATGATTTCTATTTCATCTCGCGGTTGGAGCATTATGAACGGTCGTGCTGGTGTGTGAAAAGTTACCGCAAATGGATTAAAAGTCGCTTCTTCGTGTGAGAAACCAAAAGGATCAGCAGTGCTACCAATTATCGTTGTTCTAATAGTTCCACGGGATCCTCTTTTTGCTTTATATGCTGCACTTCTTTCGGCACCTATTTGATTTGGTCGACCATATGGTACTCGTTGGTTAAAGTAATTAATTTGAAAATTCAAAGAATCTGAACCTGGACCACGAAATTGTGGTTCTACTTTCCATACCTGACGGGAAGTAGCAACTTTTCTTAAAAGTCCAGTTCTAACTAAAATCGGTCCACGCGCGAAACCTTTTCTCATTCTAGATACTACTGTGGATTTTGCTAGTGGTGGCCATGCAGGTCGACCTTGTGCCGCAAAGTTCATTTTGATTGATGGCATTACTACATCCATCAATGACTTCATCAATGGTTCTTTCCACGATTTAAACTGAGCACCTAGTTTATCGATATCAGCCGCGTATACGTACGTTGCCGCTTGAAAATACGGATCGAATGGCGCAAGGATAGCAATTCCACCATAAGGTGAACCACTAAACCGCTGTGATCCAGTGCGCCCAATTACTGCGGCAGTCGCCATGCCTCTAGAAATAAACGGTCTTCTAGCCATCTAAAACACCCGGCCCATTGAGAATTTCGCCGGTCCTAATGATGGATCGTCAAAGGTAGGCTCTAGAGCACTAGATGCATCATTTGGATAATACGCTGGACCGCCACCAGAACCTATAGGAGTAACACCTGGAATGTCGATGGTTCCATCTATCAAACCAGTAATCAGCATTTCAGCGTTCATTCTCAGCATGGCCGCATAATCACTGCCGCTATCCTGATTTTCGCTATATGCTCTCTCGTAAACCCAGGAGACATAATACTTACATATTACAACTTGCACAATTGGCGGAGTATTAGTGGTGTCTAACCATGTGCTAGTATCGTATGCACTTGACAATCTTGTTAATACTTCAGTTTCGATAGAATCAAGCAAAGAGAGGTCCAGGGTGGACAGTGTTAACTTAGAACGATCTGCCCACCCTTGCGCCCCATCTACCGTAATTCTGGCCATCACTCAGTCGGTTCTGCTGCCGCTTCTTCTGCTGTTTCCGCAGGAGCTTCTTCTGCTGTTTCTTCTGCTGTTTCCGCAGGAGCTTCTTCTGTCGCTTCCGTTGCTTCCGGCTCAGTCATTACTTCGTCCTCCACAACTCTAATTTCGACGGCACCCTCATCGTGAAGGGCTTTTAGTTGTTCCATAGTAAATTTCTTAGGATCGACTTCTCCACCAGCAGCGAAGAATTCGTCTTCGGCTTGTCCGATCTTGATATTAGTAACAGCAAACACTTTTTTACCCATAATTGCAGTCCCCTCTAAGCAATAGCTGCTTTGATAAGGTAACCGGCAATTGATTTACCAGCATCGGCTGAGCCAGGCTCACCCTGAGCAACTAGTTTAAGGTCATACCGGCGGGAAGCACGAATAAGATCAGATTTGCGTGGTTCTTCACGCCATCTGTCCACATACTGCGTTCCCCAGGTGAATTCGTACCCAAATGCAGGAATTTTGAGTCCTGCACGAGCCGGCACCCATGCCATAATGACGTCTTTGCCCCACAGGTAACCAAGTGTTGGTGTAGCACCAGGGTTAGCGGAGTTAAATCCTACACCTGGCACAACAACACTGCTAAATCCAAGAATGGCGGAAAGTAACTCAGGGCTAAAGATAGCCCGCTCAGAGTACTTTACGCGCTCTAGGAAATCTGGGTGGTCCTCAAGAGCAGACATAACCTGATAAGGAACTACCAGAGTGTTTGGCTCCTGGAAGATACGAGCGTGGACGGCAACTTTGCCAGCACGGAGATCCGAAATCGGATCCGATGTAGCATAGTTGGCTGAGTTCCACTGTGCGGCACCAGCAAGAGTCGTAGACAGACCCGAACCATAGTTGGCTGTGGTCGTTACGAGTGTCTTAATGGCAACCTCACGTCCAAGCATAATCTTGGACGTAACCATCTCTGTTGCATCACGATCTGGTGCTAGAGGAGAATCGACGTTTTCTCTTTCTTCATCCGTTACCGGAATTTGAAGGGAGTGTTCGCGTGCGTAGTAAGTGTCAGTTGATACCTGTAAACCAACAACCTCGTTTGCCACTGTACCAGGCGCGCGGTTATCGTCCTCTGGAAGCCATCCTTCACGACCAAAGATGTAGTATTTGTCAGACTGCTTCATAACCTTAACGCTAGGAAGAAGTCTCTCTCCCACTAAACCATTGTTCGGCCAACCAACACTGATATTGGTAAGAACCTGATCAATGTGAACGTTTCCAGATCCACTAGGATTGTAAGCCATTTAGTTTTCCCTCCCCTCAATCCTAAATAACTGGCATTCCAGGTGTCAAAAGCACGTCGATAAGATCACCGGCGGCAATTGTACCTGTTAGACCAACACAAACACCAAGGGGAATATTAGTAGCAACAGCAAGTTTTACTCCACCAGCGTTTGCGCCGGTGCCACTAGCAGCTACCTTAGTCCCAATTGCGATAGCACCTGGCGTGTCAGAAGCACGAACCTTGGAAATTCCAAGAAGTCGGACATCTACAACGGCCTTGCCCGTGGCAACCTTTACCTGGTCCATTGGTTCCTGGACCACACCAGTAGAAGCTGCCGTAGCAGTAGCATTCAGGTCAATAAGACCTGTAACAGCAGCAGCGGTGACACAACGGAATGCAAGAACACCTGCTGCGGCAGATGAGTTGTACGTTGAAAGGACTAGATAACCCTTATCAAGTACAAAGTTGGAACCAGATCCTGCCATTAGTGATTCACCCCTTCAAACTGCTCAGCGCGGTAACGCTTGTAAAGCGCCGGATTTTCAGAGGCAAGTAGCTCAACGGCATCTGTGTACGAAAGCTTCCGCTCGGACATAAGCTTCGTAGCTTCTTCTTCAAGCTGCTTCGCCGCAGTCTTAACAGATCCATAGTTTACTGTGGCACCAGCGCGCTCACCGAGTTCGACTAAGAATGCAGAACTTCTCTTCATCTCAGTCAGAAGAGTCCAAAACTCCTCGGAGAGTTCGGTAGGCATCTGGTTTAACAAGTTAACAACACGCTGCTTTGCAACAGGAGTCAGGACAATCTTTGATCTGTCAAACTCAGAAAGTTTGCGCTCGATCTCGGCTTCCTTTAGCATCTGCGCACTAGTTTGCATGTTCAGGTTCTGAGACTCGACATGGTCAATAAGCGCCTTGACCATTGGATTTTCCTCGGCCAGAGCCTTAAGTTCCGGAATTTCCGTAAGTTTCTTAATTGCCGGGTTTCCAGTTGTAGATTTGGTAAGCTTTACTGCAAGCTTATCTACAATCTTGTCTAGAACTTCATCAGATAGGTCCATACTCTTACCCCCCTTCAAGGAGTCGACTGTCTGACCACTAATGAGTGCTACAAGATCTAGCGCATTCTCATATGTGGCCTCTGACAGATTAATTGGAGCTAAGTTCTTGACGAATGGACGATTCGAGAGTGCTCCACCCATGATAACATCGGTGTGCTTCCCACCCTGTGGGTCTTCCCATTCATCTACAAACTCGGCAGAGAAATAACGCCACTTCTTATCTTTGATTGCGGCAGCGGCGTCTGCAACCCAATCTACAGAAAGCCACACTCCATCGGAGCGGGCTTCTGCATCTTTTACCCAACCTGCGGCAGCATTACTATTGTCATGCTCATAGTTAATACTAGGATCGATACCACGAGCCTTAGTTTTAACAGATTCGGCAAAACGCTGAGCACGCTCAGCAGTAATGTCAATAGTGCCGTAGACCGGGTGCTTGAAAGCACCTATAGGAAGTGCATGGACCCACGTCTGAGAGGTGTTTTGCTCTCCAAATGTAAGGCCGGCTGCTTCTACTAGGTAGGTAGCTGTTACTGTCATTAGTCAGCCTTCTTACCTTTGACCCGATTTAAGCGCGGATTGCGTCTGCGCGCTGACGCCGATGCCCGCCGCGAGGACGCAGCCAGGATGGCGGCAGCCCTATCGTAGGGTATTCCCTGTCGTTTAGCAATACGTGTAGCATTATTTTTGAAACCTCTAACCATACGGTCAGAGAGCATGACCTCACGCTTTTGTCGGACGGTTGTCACCTGTCGGTGTTCTGCCAATTTCCGTTGGCGTACCGACAGAGGTGGATCAGGTCTCATGATATTTCACCCTTCGTCCACAATTTCTAATTACCTCCAGATTTGTCTATACCAATAGTTTTGCGTCCTGGTGAATTCGGCTTAGGTTTAGCCTGTCTTGGCAATCCAACCTTCGGAGGTCCTGGCTGTGTGGGTGTATTAGCTTCTCTACCACCAGAATTTACAACACTACTAGTAGAAGATACTTGCTCAATCGGCATTAACTCATCGTCTGGTCCTATGCCAACAGCAAGATTCGCAGGTATCCTAGCAGTCGAATGATCTGGTGCTGGCAAGTCTAGTTCATTGCGTAGGAAATGTTCAAGTGTATTATCAGGAATGATTGCCCCTGCACCAACATAGTTACGGAATGCGAATGATGCAGTTCTTGCATCTTCCCACTCACCAATACGTCTTGCAGTAATAACTGGATAACTACCACGAGAATAGTTAAAATCAACAAGTTGTTTGATAACGTATCTATTAAAAGTCTCGGCTATCGTCTTAGCAATATAACGAGTAGCCTTATAGAACATTTGCATCGAGTCTTCTTTAGCATTACTGTCATCGTAGAATGGTGCTAGAATATTAGTCATAATACGATCATCGTGGTGCTTAATAGAGGTAAGGCAATCTACGGGTTGTCCCTCTAGTTTTGCAAATTCTACTGACCAGTTTTCTGGAACGGCAATATGTGCTCTTTCATTCGTCCTCAAATTGCGTCCAAGATCTTCGGCGAGCTTTTTATCCGCATCCGAGAAGCCCAGCGGCAACTTAATAATAGGAATGCCAATACCGTGACGTTCTTTCTGAATCGCGTCAATTTTGTACAGTGTGTCCTTGTAGTAGTAATGCTTGTACGCGCTACGTAGAATTGAAATTCCTCGAAGGTCACCGGCTTCTTGCTCTAATACAAAAACAACCAGTTTTTCTATAGGAATACGAATTTCGTTCCAACCGTTAGCTTCTGTGGGATCCATAATAATAGCTTCTGGACCACCAGCCTCATCGTAAATCCATTCTTGAATATCCAACGGGTGTCGAGGCGCAAGCTTCTTTAGAATAATCTTGCCATCAGAATCTTGTGTATACACTTTCTCTAACGGTATATATCCGTATTCGCACATGAGAAGCGCATCTTCGAGAACTCTATACCATGGATTATTCAGTTTGACGAACAAGTTGTCTTCGACAAACTTGGCTATATTCTTGTCAATTGTGGAGTCAGAAGCTGGCTCGACAAACCAACGTGCAGCCATAACAGGAGTTTTAAGCAGCCTTAGAGCACCCCGCACCGTGCCATCTGCACGCTTCATGTCGTAATATTTACGGATACCGAGTTTATCTCTTAATTCTGGAACGCGCTCGTCACGAGTCCACGACGTGAACGGAGATGGAGACGCATATCCCATCTCCTGAAATGCTGTACTCGTAGACATCTTGGGATCGCGTTCGGCCATAATAATATATGACCCATGGACCGGATCGTAATTAGCACCAACTAGCTCATAGCGCTCCATTGCTTCCGCAAAGGTTAGCGACTTTTCGGCAACATGCGCCTCTAGCTCGGCGATAACTTCGTCATCGTCGCTCATTCATTCACCGCCATTTTTGCCATGAATATTTATGGCACGAACAAGTACGTCTGACGTAATGATTCAACAAAAACTTTGGCCAAAAAGAAAGTATCTCGAACCAAGTCTGTTTCATATGTACCCTTTTCGAACATCTTCATCTCTATGCAACTCAAATCTTCTTGTCATACGAAACTCACATTCGACGTAAAGTATCCATGCTCTGGAAGATCCGTCATTGTATTGGAATCCAAGACGCTAGCGAGTGACATAGTACAACCAAGCTTGAATATATGCATAAGTCCGTAACGTATTGCATCCATTGCATGATTGTCATATTTCATGGCATCTTCACGAGGATTACGCGGGCGGTTCCCGCCTGTCTCGATAGCGCGGTAGTTATTGAACTCGCGGATCGTGTTAGCACACGATGGGTCAACGACGAGCCAGGGCACGTCCACGGGCGTACCGAATTCGTCAGCCGTCCCTACGGTCTGGGTCTGCAAAAAGGACTTGACGAGGTTTATGCCTTCCATCCAATCTTCTTTAGATCTTGGATCTGCAATGCAAGGAGCGAACTTTCGACAAACCTCACTAACAGCAGCAGGAGAAGCTGAATCGCCAAAAGTCAAGTCAATTCTATATCCATCAGGCTGTTGTCGGGATTTCATCTCATGCAAGAACGATTCTAAAATCACACCTTGTCGGTAATGCTCTCGCCAAATATACACACGATCCATAGGATCAACTTGGAATTCAATAGCAGCCATTGGGTTTACGAAACCCCAGTCAAATGCAATGTAATTCTTCCATGCTGGATTATAAACGTGTCGCTCTCGTAATACGTGTGTTACCTCGTCCCACTCACCATAAATCTTTCCCATAAAGGAAGTAAAGTCTGCGGCAATTTCCTGTAAGAACCATTCGCCCGGCATGGTCCTTTCCATGAGCAGAATCTCAGGATCTTCACGCCCGCCTGGGTACAAAATATTATTTTCCCAAGCTGGGAATCTCCAAGAATCGTAATCCTCAAAAAGTGGATTTCGCCCAAGTTGCCATAAGTCGTGAATCCAATTTTGTCCTTCTGGTGTTGTACTAAACGTCGCCGACCCACGATTGTCCGCAAGCGCAGGCCGAATAAATCGATCCCAGGTTTCCTTCGAATGTTTAGCAGCCTCACTCATTATCACATAATCGAGCTTTTCACCAACCAGCGTCTCCGGACGATCTGCACTTCGTACCTCTAACCTTGTATTCCATGGAAAGTATATCGCCATGTCACCGGCACGTTTGTTAAAAGTTTTCCTGACAGTTTTTTCTCTGCCGAGTCCAAGCTTTACAATCATGTCATCCCAAATGACACGGAATTCTTTCTCGCCTAAGTCATAGGTTGGCCCAACAACCCATACATGTTTGTTGGGAAGCATGAGCAATGGTTCAACTTCTCTAGCTCCCATCCATGTTTTGCCGAACCTCCTACCACAAACAGGTATTTTGAAGCGCGCTTTACTATCATGGAAGAGCCTTTGCCGTGCATGAGGCTCATATCCAATTAATTCGAAGTATTTCTCTTTACTTACTGCTTTTCCGACATTAATCGACATATTATCCCGTCAGGAAGGTTATGGCTATAAACATGAATCCTAGGCACATCCAACCAATCTTACTTGCAGTGTTTGGTGTTCGAAAAATAAAAGCACTAAGCGCACAAATACCGAAACAGACTGTTGCAAACAGCCACATCAGCCAGTCGAAATTGACAGTCATCTATGTCACCTCCCTAGGCGAGTCGAAACCCCACAGGGGGCAGAGTGTAGTTTTATCAAGCTAAAATTCTCGAGAATTTACAATGCTACCGAAATTCCATTTGTCGTGTCAGTTACTACAATATCACTCCACGCTACACTCATTGGTGGCGAGCACGATGGACTAAACGTCGCCGTCATAGTCAACTCGAAATATGCTTTGCCATTCTGCACCGGGAAAGTGCCTGTTGCGCTAAATGACTCTTTGTTTGCAGCCTGTGGGTGATTACCACCAGGATTGATGCAAGCTGCCAAACCAGTCACTGTAACTTCGATCTGAGCTTCGTTTCCAAGTCCAGCTTCTTTACCGACTACTGTTACGGAGTTACCATCTACGGTCGCCTGTACAGTGTCATCAACAAAGTGTGGAGCACCTGCCCATGCCGGAGTGGCTAGTACAACTGATCCGACCATCATTGCCAAGAACATTACGATAAGTCTCTTCATTACCTCTTCCTTAAACTGTGTAACAAGGATAGGAGTCCACCGCTGGGTCGAGACGTCTAATCAACGAGCTAAAAGTTTGAGATGTATGGCCTACTCTAGCATTTACCGTATTACCGGACACAATTGACGTAATTATGCCAGGCCGCACCTTAATCTTCGAACCGCTCACATAGAAAATCTGTATATGTGCTAACGGTGCCGGTAACCAAGCCATTTTTCTACCCCTTAAAAATTTTCATTTTTCTACCACCGATTTTCATTTTTCTACCACCGATTTTCATATGTTCCGGCAGTCATTCCAGGCAATACACCAGTTTTCACCGATCCAGCGCCTACTTCGTGCGGCACGGTCAATGTAGCAGCGCCAGTCGTGGATGGCGCAGCGCCAGATGGTGTCACGGCAGCAGTATCTAAAAACGTTAAAGCTGTTCCCGTAAACATCTGCAAGAATGAACCACCAGTGCGACCATAAATTTTGTAGTTAGATGCACCAGTAATTGCTCCCCAGGTTAAGTTTACAGAACCCGTTGCACCAGCAACGATAGCATCATTGCTGTTAGCGGACACCGCAGATTCAACGCCACCTAAAGTATAGGTTAATTTATAACGATATGTTGCCGCCGCTAAAGTGCCACCAGATTCAGATGCAACAGCAGTTGGAGCCGGCGGACCAATGCCTTGACCAGATGTTATAAGAACGTTGGCGGTATCTCCATCGGCGTTACGATAAATTACAGTGTCGCCAGGTCTGATTGGACGTAACGGCATACTAATCTCCCATCTTCCTAATCCTTCTTGAGATAGCCTTCGGCCTCAGTTACGACATTATCATAGATCTCTTCCCAAACGTGGCGTTCTCCACCGTTAGGAACAGTCTTATCTGCTCCAAGAGTACGATCTACAACGTACTTGGCTGCGTTGAATCTTATTACTTCAGTTGAGCTATATGTTGCCATGTGGCAGATTGCCATGACGGCTACCGGAAGATTTTCACTAAAGAGGCGCTTTGCTTGCTGCACCGGAGTCTCGGTCGAATTCAGAGCCTTCTCCATCGTGAGGTTTTTGAGCGCCTCGATGGGATCCCATTCACTCATATCCATTCACCCCCTCTCCTATACCTCAAGCATAGAGGGATTGTCAAGGGCTGTCTAGAGTGACAGTGTTCGAACACTGACGATGGTAATAAAAACACTAGCTATTCTGTCAGTTTACTAACACTTGTTTTCTTTTTCCGATCCACTCAAGTTTTGTCAGAACTCTGACACTATAAACTTCATTCCGATCCACTCGGATCCTACCGCCAATGTCCGTTTTGTTACATTTGTCTAATATAGTTGTTTTGTAATGATTTATACACAAATAATACAAAATGTCCGGATTGTTCGTATTATATGGGTATATAAGTAACGCATTACCTTATTGGGACATACCCCACGAAGTCGGGGCATAGTACGACATATGGGCATATGAGCTAGGGCAAATCCGACATATGGGGATTTATGGGGGCAAGGTGGGGCATAGGGGGAGCAAATAGGCATATGGTATATATGGGCATATAGCCGGCGTGTGACGAATCTCACAACCCACTATATGGGCATATGTCGGATATGCCCCATGGCATATGCCCCTTCTGCCCCCATATGTCTGATTTGTGAACAAGGTCGCATTTACCCCCTATGCACCATGTGCCCGTTCTGCCCGGATATATCCGGACATCCAAACCACCCCAAATCCGGACATATGGGCATATAAGCGACATTTGCAGTCCGACATTTCGGACATTTCGTACTATATCATCATATAAACACCCAAAATTATCGTACTATAGTACGACATTTCGGACATATGAGTACAGACCGTGCCATGCTATGCTAGAGGTAGGCAAAGGGGCCAGAACGGACAAAGGGCCCCAAAGCCGGACAACTCCAGAAGAACCGGGAGGAAACCGGACAGATCAGCCCAAAGCCGGTCGTAGCGGGTGAAATCCTCTCAAATCGTACATTGAGAACTAAATAGTGACGAACCTGGCAAATCCCCCTTGTCGTCCTTATCGGGCATGTCCGACAAAGAGTTTATATTGGGGTATTCCGGACGAACGGCCTAGCACGGTGCATATCGGGCATAGGCACCGTTGTCCGACATATCCTGCCTTTCTCGGACAAAGGAGATGGAAATGGACAAACTAGTCAAAACCGGGATACAACGGCTATATGCCTCCAAACTCGGACAGACCTGGTTAAACCACTCCAAAACATGTCAAACCTGTGCAGAAGGTGACTTTTGCACCGATAGCCTGACAATCCTAGACCTTTTAGCACAAACTAGGATCTAGTAGGCAAAACGGACATGCCCGACAAAGGCGACAAGGTGGATAAAGCTGGACTTATCAGGGTAGAAGAGGGTATGTCCGACAAAACGGACATAAGGAGACAAAAGTGGAGAAGCCACGATATTCCGTACATCAGGTGCTATATTATGACAAGACGTGCGGAGTACCCCAAATCGGACATTTCGTGACAAACGAGGCGAATGAGGCGGATCAGACATTCTTCTCAAATGAGGCAACCCAGGACATGTTGGACATAGCGGACGAACCAACTCATGTCATGACATTTGAGGGTTTTGCCGACTATATGGGGCGAATCCCCAAAATCCTAGCTAACTAGGGTAAAACGGACATACCCTCTTCTATCCTGATAAGTCTGGCAAAGTGGGTCATACAGGTCTAAGTGGACATGTCCGGCACTACGGACATAGGAGACAAAATGTACATTCAGGACGAAAAGCAGAAAATCGTCGGAAACCTGGACATCGAGGGCAAATGGGGCGAAAGCTACCAAAGCTCACAAATGTGGACATTAGTGTTCATACTGCCAGAAATCGGGGCATATGTCACTTTCCAGGACGAATCGTACGTAATCCTCCGAACTGAGACATTTCAGGAGGAAGGCCCCGAAAGTGGCAAATCGGTCATAGTGACCAAATGCCTCCTTCTTCGCATAAACGACGAAGGTGACGATATGGGCAAAGAGCCCATTTGGGGTTATTCGGACGAATTAGAACTTATCTAGACAAACTAGGACATGTCCACCTAAACCTGTATGAACCGGGCATTTGCATCCTTTCGGGTGCAAATGCCGCTAAGGGTGTATGTCCGGATAAATCCTTACAAAGGAGACAAAATGGACATTTACCGCATTTCGGTCGAAGAGGTCGGAACGGACAGTTGGGGCGAAAGCCTCAAAGCTGGACAAACGGTGAAAATCGTGCGAACAGTGACATATGAGTACGAACTGTACGTTTCGGACTTTCTGGGCGGAACGGACGAAATGGGCAATACGCCCAGATCGGACATAAGCCTCGGAAACCTCATTTCGGACGAAAGAGACAACGCGGACATTCCGGACGATGCGGACATTCTGGACGATATGGTCATAGCGTACGAAATCAGCTAAAAGCCGCAAATCCGGACATACACCCTGTAACACGCCAAATGGCAGAAATGGTGCAAAGGTAGATAAGCCCCACGATAAGGGAAACTCCCTACCAAATCGGTTCGAATCCGACATTTGGCACTTAGGCGACAAGTGGGGATAAACCAGGACATATGTGGATCTAAGTGGACATGTCTCCCGCAAACCTGCACAAAATGGACATAGGAGACAATCATGAACATTAACGACAAAGTTCGCACGAAGCCCGAAACGGGCGTAGTGGTCGAAATCGCCACAATCCAGTCATTAGTGGACGGAAAGCCTCAAACCGTGACAAAGGTGAAGGTTCTGTACACAGTGGGCGATAACGGACAGACCAGGACAAAAGAGTACAAGATGGACGAACTGGAACTTTCTAAGTAAAACGTAGCAAAACGGACATGTCCACCTAAATCCACATATGTCAGGCATGTCCTATTATATCCCATTACGTCCCCTCCCGATGCGACAAAATCGGACAAAGGAGACAAAATGGACCCAACTGGACAAAGGGTGACAAACCCGGACATATTTGATCGAATGTGGTCAAGGCCGGGCAAAGTGCTCAAAAACCCTATTCGGGACATTGTATACCATATGGGCCCAGACACGACATTAGAGACAATCTGGGCAATGGTGGAGCTTTCGGACATTTCGGACGAAGGTGACCGGATCAGGACATTTCAGGCGCTATCGGACATTCGACTCGAAATGCGCAAAGTGGCCATAAAGGTCTTAGCGGCCATTTCCTGATAAATCGGGACGTAATGGGTTATAATAGGACATTTCTGGATGTACCGCTCTAAACCGTCATGTCCGTACAAAACGGACAAGGAGCACAAAATGGACGAACAAAAGTTTTGGGACAAAGCGGACAATACGCTCATTCTGCTCATTCAGTACGGAACGGACAATCTGGTCGAACTGGACATTCCACTCATCGTGGACATTCCGTTCAACATGGACGATTCGGACTTTGTGGGCATCTTGGATCTTTCGGACTTAACACCCGAAGACTGGCATAACGATCCAAACACCCATAACTACGTCTAAATAGGGCATAACGGACATGACGGTCTAAAGCGGTACATCTAGGGCAAAAAGGAACAAGGAGGACAAAAAGTGTCAAAGCGGATATTCAACGCAATCTGCGCAATCGTGACAATCCTACTCATAGCGGTCATTTCGTTCGGATTAGGACGTATCACCGCAAAACGGACATGTCACTCCATAACGGAGGATTCAGTCATAACAGACTGTTCGTACAAAAATGGGA